AAGGAGCTCCCATTAAAACCATTGCACCTAAAGCTATGTTTTGTACTTTTTTTTGTGATTGAAACATTGGTTCTGATATTTGTATAGAAGTCATAATACCAGTAGGGTCGCCTGAACCCATAGCTGAATTTGATTGTCCATATTTTAATCCTAAACTACTTTTATTACCTATTACTGATCTACTTATACTTGGGTCTCCTTTAGCATATAACTTTTCTCCTTCTGCTTTACTTATTCTAACAAATTCACCTCCAACTTTTTTAAAATAATTTCCTACTTTAACTTTTTTTTGTGATACTAAATAATCATCAGTAGCTTTAGAGGCTTCAGAACCATAAAAATCTTGATCTTTTCCTTTTAAATTATTTGCTTTATTACCTTGACCAATACCTAATACTTTTTTAACTTCTTGTGTTCCCTGATTTGATTGATTATTAGACCTATCTCCAGCACCAGCTCTTGAGTTAGTTCCTTTATTTGAACCCATTAATTCATTTCTCCATCAGTATAATAACCAGCACCACCAGCTTTAGTAAATAAAGAACGACTACCAACAAGTCCTCTTTCCCTTCTTCTTTTTTGTCTTTTTTCTTCTGCTTTTTTCTTAGCTAATTCTTTTTCTTCAGCTTCTCTTTTCTCTTTCATCTGTTTTTCTAATTCAGGATCAGGAGGAGGTGGCTTTGGAGCTCTAAATATTCCCATAATTATAACTGTATTTCATAAAATTTTTGTTTTTTCAACGCACAAAAGAGTTGATATGGTGTAAATATCCAAAAATATGTCATACCTAACAATCTTTGCACATAACTAACACATGAATGTTCTTTAATCCAAGAACTAAATAATCTTGGTAATCCTAACTTTACATCTTCTCTCATAGTTCCTTTGAGAACTTTTCCTTTAACTTTTTTAATAAATCTAAAAATAGTATCAACATCTTTACCTTCTAATATCTCCACATTATATTTACCATAAATAAATTCTTGCATAATCCATATATCTTTTTCAACACAGTAGCCAATAGCTCCACAATGTTTGTATCCTTTTTTAAAAAAACGAATAGACTTATTGTGTCCACTTGCTTCATAAAAATATACTAACCACTCTTTCTGAGGAAATCCCATGTACTTTTCTTTGGTTTAGTTTTAAATATATCCCAATTCTGTTTAGCTATATGGGTATGTCCAGTCTTATTACCAGCTATTAATTTTCTTCCTTCTCCAGCTCCCATCATTAAATATTGTAGTGCATCATGAACATGGGAGTATCTATTCTTATTTGGTTTATCATCATATCTATCTCCTGAAGTTTGTATTCTTCTATAATGATAACCACCATTAAATCCTTTTTTTAAATTTTGGCAGCTCTTATCAATAAGAAAAGCTGGTTCACCATCTACTAATCTATTGATAGTTGTTTCTACAGATTCTATTCTAAGAGATACATCATTACTAGGAGCTGGTTTAGCAATTATATTATGTTGTCGCATTACCATAAATGCAGTTCTTTCATCAGTCTGCGCCCTGAAATCTCCAGCTGGGTCTCCCCATATTTCTATATCTAAGTTACCAAATCTTTTATTTATTTCTACTCGTAGTAAATCAGAAAATCTAGATATACCCATATCAAAACAAACAAGCTCTCCTACTATATTCCATTTACCACTAGGAAGTCTTTGACCAAACACAGCAGCTGGTGTTAATCCAAAATCAATCCCTATAACAACTGGAGCATTAGCTATTGGTATTGTTTCTTTTGCTACATGGATTTCTTCTTTAAAGCTAGGATATACTAATTTACCATCTTCTAGTGTTCCATATTTATTCATTACATAAACATCTATCCAGCTTTTAGTTTTACCTTTAACTATATTCTCATAATACTTAGGAGTTAAATTTTTTTGATTTTCTGATAAATCATTAGGTTCATACCCATGTAATGCTTTTTCTTTTATTATTTCTGTCATACCACCTGGTTGATTATAGAATGACCAATTATCAGGTTTAATTAACATTAATGATTCTTCTCTTGATAAGTGTTCTGGTATTGGTACATCTCCAGCCATGATTGCCCACCAATGATCTTCTTCTGGTGCGTTAGTATCAGCAATTACTCCATACCAAGTAGCACCACCATCACGCATAGAAGGGTATCTACCTACCCTCATAGTACATGCATCTATTATTGATTTAGGCAGCTCTCTTGCTTCATTAACCCATACACCAGTTAGTTCTAGCGATAGAAGTTTTTTAACATCTTCAGGGCGATCTAAAGCAAGAAATATAACTTCCATTTCTACTTCGCCTTTATATACTCTATGTGTGTAAGGTACTGACCAAGCAAATGAACCGAAGTCAGCTTCATTAAACCAATCAAGCCATGTTTTAATTGTTGTTGTTTTTAACTGGGGATTGGTATTACGAATGACTGCCCATCTAGTTTTTCTTTTACCATCCTTACCTTTTTCTTGAGCTAAGGCTCGTCTAAATATTTCTACACAACAAGCAACTGATTTACCTGAACCAACTGGTCCTCGTAGTCCACGAAAGAAGTCATCAGACTTCATAAAATCTTTTAGGACTTGACCATCTGGTTTAAATACAAAATCAGTCAATGTCGCCCAACTGAATATATTTAGCAATCATATCTTCAGCAACTTTTGGACCAAGAGCTTCTATTAACTTATCAGCTTCTTTATCTGTAATCATATGTGTAGGATAATTTTTAAAGTGTACTGCCTTAACAACTTTCCTTAATCTCTGTCTATCTTGATAACTTATATCAAAATGTTTGTTTTGAGAGTTAGGTTGCTTTGTGTCCAGTACACCAGCTACTGTACCATACTTTTCTTTTAACTTTTCATGGTCTATCTCAGCTTGTGTAGCTTTAATATCCTTTACTTGGTTTTGCTTTAACAACTTTTTTTCCTACTTTCTTAGCTTGTACTTTAGCTTTCTTTACACCAGCTTTGGTATAAGGGAAAGTTTTTTTTCCTACTTTAGGCATTGGCAACTCCTTTCAGTTGATCTTTCATGTTAAAATTTTCTGCTCTTAATTCTACTCTATCTCCATAAGCCTTTTCTAACTTAGTGATTAGAACCTTATTAATATCTTTAACATCTTTCATTTCGTCTTTTAATAATTGCACATCTTGCATAAGAGCATCTATAGTCATTTTCATTCCTTTTGTTTATAGTAATTTGGGTGAACTTTAAACTATAAAAGAATTAAAAATTTTTTTCAATGCACAGATTAACAATCCCATGCTCTCAAAGACTTAGATAATCTATCTTGACCAGTATTGTTACTAGGTTTCTGTCTTTTTCTCATGCCTTTCATTCTAGCACAAAAAGACTTTCTTCTTTTACTTCCTTTTTTCTTTGTAGGAGCTTTTAAGTTACCACCAGTTTCACGATTGTAACTAGCTCTACCTTTGGCATTTAATCCACCTTTAGGATTCTTGCCTTCTTTCTTTTGCCAGGCAGCAGTCATTACTTATTTTTTTTAGGTTTCTTATGAGTTAATACTTTAGAATTTTTTGTATGTTTAGCTCCACTATGTAATGACCCATTAGGCATTTTATGTGTTTTGCCTTTAAAGAGTTTTCCATCTTTTGTATAATGAGGTACTCCTTTCATTACTTCTTTTTCTTTTTAGGAAAACCAGCCTTCATATTGGCATAAGATTTAGCTGACACAGTAGATTTAGATTTTGGTCTACTTGTTCCAGCTTTGCGTCTAGCATTTATATTTGCGTATAATCCTTTTTTAGCCATTACTTTCTCAATTTGATTTATCTTTTATTATTTTTTTAATTGCTATTAATGCACCTTTATTAAATTTTTTATTTTTTTCTTTTAGTAAAAATTTATTTACATCAGCAGTGATAGCATCTGTTTGATCTTTTTGGTTTAACTTTTTAAATTTATTAGGATTATTTTTAAATGCTTTAATATTTTTAGATTTCTTATATGCCTTAATACCTTTAAAAGCTAATTTACCTAATGTATAAGCCAATTTAATCATATTCAATCCTTTTTATCTGCCTAGTACTAGGAGCTATCGATCTTAACCAGATCAGAGCTACTTAAGTCAGACTTTTACTTTAA